GTTTCTGTTACCGCCGCTGCGGATGTCAGTCCTACTGGTGTTGCTGGCACTTCAGCCGCTGGCAGCGTTACAGTCACAGGTGAGGCTAACGTCAGTGTCACGGGCATTTCAGCAACTAACAGTGTGGGTTCTGTCACTGCTACTGCTGGGGCCAACACTTCTGTTACTGGGGTTGGTGCTACTAATTCAGTCGGTTCGGTATCCGTTATTGCTGCTGCATCAGTTACCCCTACTGGCGTGGAAGGGACTGGTTCTGTTGGGTCGGTCACTACTAGCACATCTCAAACGATTGATGTCACGGGTGTACAAGGGGATGGAGCAGTCGGGGTCGTTTCAATCGTCCCAGACGCAAACGTCGAGCCAACTGGAGTCGTTGGCACAGGACAAATTGGATCAGTAAACATATGGAGTTTGGTTGACGATTCACAGACTCCAAACTGGTCTTCCATTGATGACTCACAAACACCTAGCTGGACATCAGTTAGTGATACACAAACACCAGACTGGAAAGAGGTAGCCTGATGGTTCGCAAAGTAAAGAAAGTAATCAAGGGTTTAGAGAAAGCATCTAAGACTCATAAGAAGCAAGCTGACACTTTAAAAAAGCATTTGTCTTCTATGAAAAAACCTAAAGCTAAAACTAGGAAAAGGTAACTTATGGCTGTTTACACTAATGATTTACGCTTAAAAGAAATTGCCACAGGCGACGAAGCAGGAACCTGGGGAAATAGTACAAATACAAATTTACAGCTTATTGCGGATGCCTTTGGTTTTGGCACAGAGGCTATCACCACTAATGCTGATACACATACCACAACCATAGCAGACGGTTCTGCTGATGCGGGCAGAGCAATATATTTAAAATACACAGGCACATTGGACTCTGCTTGCACAATCACGATTGGCCCAAACACGGTCTCTAAACTTTGGTTTATCGAGAATGCAACCAGTGGTTCTCAAAACATCATTATTAGCCAAGGCTCTGGCGCAAATATTACGATTCCCGCTGGAGATACAAAAGCAATCTACTCTGACGGTGCTGGATCTGGTGCTGCGATGGTGGATGCTTTTGCCAGCCTAAATGTGGTTGACCTTAAAGTAGAAGATGATCTTACAGTTACTGATGATCTTATCGTTAATGGCGATATAGATTTAGAAGGATCTATTGATGTAAACGGAACGGCTAATCTCGATGTCGTAGACATAGACGGTGCTGTAGATATGGCCTCCACGCTGCAAGTGGATGGTGCGATTACATCCGATGCTGGGGCAATTATATCTGTTACTGATAATTCAGATGTTCTCACTTTGAGGTCTACGGATGCAGATGCAAATGCTGGCCCTATTCTTAATCTGAATAGAAACTCAGCTAGCCCAGCAGATAATGATTACATTGGTGAGATTAAATTCGATGGGCGTAATGATGCCGCTCAAGCGGTAACTTATGCTGGTTTTGCTGGCCGAATACTAGATGCTTCAGACGGCACAGAAGATGGTCGTTTTGAGCTGTACACCATTAGGGCTGGCGCACAAAACTCTATGATGGTGACTACAGCCTCCGAAATAGTTTTTAACAACGATTCTATTGACCTAGATTTTAGAGTAGAGAGTAACTCAAAAAGTCATATGTTGTTTGTTGATGGAGGTGAAGATCTTGTACTGATAGGCACAGGAACTAAATCAGTCGTATCTGGTGGTGATCCTGGTTTACAAGTTTCTGGTAATGGCTTTGACTCAATGATCGGGCTTACAAGGCATGATACAAATGCTTTTGCTGCTCAGATCATGTTGGCAAAAAGCCGTAATGCAACGGTAGGTTCAAATACTATTGTGCAGGACGGTGACGGTATTGGTGCAATAGGATTTTTTGCAGACGATGGTACAAACCTTGATAGTCAGGTTGCATATATAACAGCAGAAATAGATGGGACTCCTGGTGCAAATGATACACCCGGAAGGTTGATATTTAGCACCACCGCTGACGGAGCTGCAGCTGTAACGGAGAGGATGAGGATAGATTCGTCTGGCGAAGTCACAATGACTCGCGCTGATAACGGTGTAAATCTTACCTTAGAATGTACAGACACTGATGCTAATGCTGGCCCTAATCTGAAACTTAATCGGGCAGTTACAGGTGCAAGTGATGACGAGATTGGTAATGTCATTTTCCACGGTAGAGATAATGCTGGTAATGGCGAAGATTATGGGCTAATCGCTGGTTTTATTAGCGATGCAACTAACGGATCAGAAGACGGACGGTTAAATTTCAAAGTATTAATGAACGGCACTTCTAGGGATTACCTAATCCTTAATGGCGGTGGTTCAGTGGTTGTGAACCAAGATGCTCAAGATGTGGACTTCAGAGTGGAGTCAGATACCAACGCTAATGCATTTTTTATCGATGCATCAGAAAACACAATAGGTATGGGCAGAGTGCCGTCTAGTGCTCAGCTTGATATTGAAGGCGGGTCTAATGGAACCCTCACTGGACTAAGGATTCGCAACTCTGGTCAAGTTGCAGCATCAGCAATCAAACAAGTGTTCTCGCTCAACAGAGATGGAAGTGATATTGATTTTGAGGCTGCCGCAATTACTGTTTCAAAAGACCAAAACTGGACAACAACAGCAAGCACTGTTGACGCTACTATGGCAATTAATGTCATTCTTAATGAAACTGTAGAAAATAGGATGAATATAGGTGGATTAACTGGGGTACAGATTCCATTTATTAATGATTCTTATAACTTCAGAGTTTATGCACAGGATGCAGATTCATTTTTTGGCATTAGAGATACCAGTAACAATAGCGTATTTCTTCAAATAGATAGAAGTGATGGGCTAACAGTTTTTACTTTTGATGGTCATACTGGGAATTTAGTTATTAATGGCTCGATCAGCAAAGGTTCGGGGTCTTTTAAAATAGATCATCCTTTACCAGCTAAAAAAGAAACTCATCATTTAGTTCATTCATTTGTAGAGGCGCCGCAAGCAGACAATATTTATCGCGGTAGCGTTGACCTAGTAGATGGTTCTGCAACAGTAAATTTAGACACAGCAGCAAGAATGACCGAAGGTACATTTGTTCTTCTTAATACAAATTTACAGTGTTTTACATCAAACGAGTCGGGTTGGACTGCAATAAAAGGTTCGATATCTGGCAACACTTTAACGATAACAGCACAAGACAATACTTGCACTGATACCATATCTTGGATAGTGGTCGGTGAGCGTCAGGACGAACACATGAAGGAAACTGATTGGACTGATAGTGACGGTAGAGTGATTGTAGAACCCGAAAAAATTACTGAAGGAGAATAATAAATGGCAATTACAGCAACATGGTCAGTTAATAACATGACGCACGTTGACGCAGATGGTGGGGTGATACTTGCTTACTGGTCACTTGTGGCAGCTAGTGATGCCGGTGGAGATGAAACAGCTACCGAAGGTGGTAAGAATAAGTTTACCTACGATGCGTCAGGCAGTGGCTTTATAGCATACAAAGATCTCAAAGAGAGCGATGTGCTTGGTTGGATCTACGATGCTAATAAAGGGCCAACTTCTGGTGGGCCAGAAGATGAGACAGCCGATGAATATAAAGCTAGAATAGAGGCTGAACGGACAGCCAAAGTTCAAGCACAGATTGATCGTAAGGCTTCTCAATCAGATGGATTACCGTGGAGCGCATAATGTCAGAAGAGCAAAAAGAAGCTACAGTCGTATTCAACGACAAGAAGATCCCGATGTCACAGTTGAGTTTTCAGACTCAACGAAATATGCAGAGGTTAAGTCAGTTGCAGAATACGATTCCTCAGTTGCAAGAGCAGTTATCAGAGGCACAGATTTTGTTGAAAGACTACAGCTCCAAAGTCAATGCTGCATTAGAAGAGGCTGCATTAAGACAGGTCGAGCAAGAAGCTTCTACTTCACAAGGAAAGCCTTGGGAAGAGGATCAAGTAATTCAGTAATGACGGAGCATCGTCAAGAATATCGGATACACGCTTTGCCCGCCGTGTTCTTGATGGAAGCAGATTTATCGGAAGAGATTGTAAATGACCTAAATGAATATCTCGATGATCTGCTAGAGCAAGAAGATAGACAATCTCATGCGGGTACGTTAGTTGGTCAGATTGGTCATGGTGAGCAACTCACGATGGATCACCACCACCCTAAGATAGCTGGGTTTACAAATCTAATAGAGATTGCAGGAGCTGATTATCTTAAAAACTTTTCTAATGCCACAGTTAATCCGTTTACTGGCAAGCGGTTAGTAGAAACAGATGAGCTTTGGTCGGTTCATAGTTACGAGCGTGACTACAATCCTATACATGATCATGGCACTAAGACTGTTATGGGAATTAGTTGCACTTGTTGGACAAAGGTTCCGCAACAGATATTAGATCAACCAACATCAGGATCACCTGATTATTCTCTGTATAATTCAAGCGGCAACTCTGACGGATGTATTTCGTTCCAGTATGGCGCAGGATCTCTTATGGATACTGAGAGGCTAAAACCGCCACAGTCTTGCATACTCAAGCCAGAAGTCGGGAAGTTTTATATGTTTCCATCGTGGTTGCAACATATGGTTTATCCGTTTGAGGGGCCAGGGGAAAGAAGAACAGTTGCTGCAAACTTAAATGTTTGGAGGGTTTCTGATGATGGAACAAAGCATTGATTGTGACGCTTTTGATAATTCTAATAGCGATTCCATATTTGGTTTTGGAAGAAATGTGGTAGGAGGTAAGAACAATGGATCTTATGGAGATATTAACTATTGCTACTACAATAGTAACGGTTGCGTCTGCGGTTTGTGCGGCAACACCAACTCCCAAAGACGACGAGTTTATGGGCAAATACGTCTATCCATTCCTAGAAGCTTTGGCTCTTAATGTTGGCAAGGCAAAAGATAAAGTTAACTAGTGGATAAGGCGGATCAAGCTTTGCAAGAGATAAACACACATGAAAGAGAGTGTGCTCTTCGCTATGAAAGAATTGAAGAAAGATTGGCTGATGGATCAAGAAGGTTTGATCGTATCGAGCGAATGTTGTGGGGCGTTATTATTTTAATCATAGGGAGTCTTTTGGTTCCCCAGTTTTTAGGAGCTTAGTATGAGTGATGCAAACACTATAAAGGTTCCGACATGGGCGTTGCCAATAGCTGCCGCCGCATTGTCTGGAGCTATTGCATGGGGATCTATGCAAGCAAGAGCAGAGGCTACAGATGCAGAGGTTCAAAGGATTGAGCAAGCTGTAAAAAAGACAGCGGAACAGGCAGTAGCCAACGGCCAACTGTCAGCAGTCAATCAGACGCAGATAAAGGCGGTGGTGGACAGCCTGAGTCAGCAGCAGGAAACACTGAAGGCGACAGACGAGAAGCTGGCGCAACTGATTCAGATAATGCTTCAAAAGCAATAAGATTAGACTACGACCCAGAGAATCCTGATCGGTTCTGCGATCTTAGAGAGTGGAACAAACTCAAGCTTGTAAACCCACCGGCAAAACGCCATGAGGTCGCAAAGGATTGGTTAAAGTTTAATCATCAACAGTGCGGGTATGGGGCAATGATCTACGTGAGAAACTCAATGCCAAGAGTGTTAGGCACTGCCCACCAAGTTGATGTAGATGTGTTGACATGGGAGCTTGTTGCGCCTCAAGCAGAAAGAACCCAGGCCTTGAAGAAGAAGCGCAGACTATGACGCTGATGATCTTCGTATTAGTGTTGCTTACGCCTGGTGGAGTGCCAACTGGCACAGAGCTATATTTTCAAGAACTAACTAGCTGCCTAGAATATCGTGATGCGCTGGTTCATCAAAGTGTTCATACTCATAACTGGTTACGCAGTAAGACCAACAAGTTTGACGGGTATTGTGAGGTGCGTTTAATCCCTTCAGCAGAAGCTGGAAAAGGTAAATATATATTTAGAGATCCGGTCAGGAAGAAAGAAGATGAGTGAAATACCACCATTTCCAAACAGCGTGAACGCTGTGCAGCCAGTGCCTAAGCATCAGATCCAAAAAATAGATATGGAGCGTATGCAAGGCAGGGAGACAAACGCAAAACAAGAGATCATTACCACAGTGTACGATGCCAAGGTGTACACATATAAAAGTGGTCAGCTTAGTCACACAACCCCTAAGGTAACGGGGCAGCATATATTGGTTACGGTGTAATAGTGAACTCTAAGTGGCCAGGAATGATGCTTATTGTGTGCGCTATTTCTTTGTTTTGTTTGTTATTGTTGGTTTCACAGTTAACAGCGTCACTAATATGAGCATACTTAATTCATTAATAGAGCCAGCTACTAAGATATTAGATAAGGTAATAGAGGATAAAGACCAGAAAAACGCCCTGGCGCATGAGATTGCGACGATGGCAGAGCGACACGCTCAAGAACTCGCCAAGGGTCAGTTAGAGGTAAATAAGGTAGAGGCAGCGCATCACAGTGTGTTTGTGTCCGGGTGGCGTCCCTGTATCGGTTGGGTGTGTGCGTTGGGTCTTTTTTACAATGTAATCGTAGCAAACATTTTAGGCATATGGATTGATGTGCCTGAGGTGGACACTACTCTTCTTGTGCCTGTAATGATGGGCATGTTGGGTATCGGTGCGATGAGGAGCTATGAGAAGGTTAAAGGTGTTAGTAGAGAAAAGTGAGCATGTGGAGCGGCTACAGAAGATTAACTAAATTATTCTGTATTCCACAAATAAACATATTTACAGCGGTTCCAGAAAAGAAGGAAACACAAATGAAAACTAGCGAAGAAGGCATAGCTTTAATAAAAAAGTTTGAGGGCTGCGAGCTTTCATCATATGTGTGCTCTGGTGGCGTTCACACGATAGGTTATGGTCATACAAAGGATGTAAAAGAAGGTGATACATGCACTTCTGAGGAAGCAGAGCAGTATTTAAAGGATGATCTGGAAAGCTTTGAGGGTGCAGTTTCTAGACTAGTTGAAGTTGATCTTAGTCAGAATCAGTTCGATGCGCTGGTTGCTTGGACATTTAACTTGGGTTGGGGATCTTTATCTTCTAGCACTTTGCTAAAAGTTTTGAATGATGGCAATTATCAAGGTGTTCCAGAACAGATAAAACGCTGGAATATGGCTGGCGGTAAAGTATTGGATGGTCTTATAAGAAGAAGGGAAGCAGAGGCTTTGCTTTTCGAGGGCAAGCCTTGGGAGGATGTGTAGATGGCAAACGGAGATCCTAATAACCCTCTCCCTAATTTCACTCCTGCACCAGTTCCTTTTGGGTACGGACAAATGCAGGGCATGCCAGCTTTATCCAGGAATCCTAATTATGGCGTTCCGTCTGGTATAGGATCTCTTCTTGGTGGAATGAATCCAATGATGGCCCCTCAAGCTGGCGCTTTTTTAACCCCACAAATGCCTGTATCAACAAATGCTCTTGCAGGAACCAATCCGTTTACAGGAGGTGCGTTTCAAACATTCACTGCTAGTGATGTAACTCAAGCAGCATCTGATTACAGAGCGAATCAGGCAGAATTATTAAGACAGGCAGAGGCTCAAGCTGCTGCTCAAAAGGCCGCTGCTGAAGCTGCTGCAAAAGCAGAAGCAGATCGTATAGCTGCTGAACAGGCTGCTGCTGCCGAAGCTGCAAGAATAGCTCAAGAACAAGAGGCTGCTAGGATAGCCGCTGAACAAGCTGCTGCTGCCGCTGAAGCAGAAAGAATTGCACAAGAACAAGCCGCCGCTGCGGAAGCGGAGGCAAAGGCTAAAGCTGATGCAGAAGCTGCTGCTGCTGAGGCAGAAAAAATTGCAGAACAAAAAGCCATTAAGGCAGAAATGGATGCCAAGCTCAAGGCCGAAGCTGACGCAGAGGCTGCTGCTGAAGCTGCTGCTAAGATTGCTTCTGGTGAGATTGCTATCCCTACTAGAGAGGAGATTGCCGCATCTATAAGGCCATCAACCGGCATTGGTGGAGACAAAGGTGGTCCGGGCGGTGTTCTCCCATCAACAGGCACTGTAATTAATCCGGGTGAGCCTTCAATGATGCCGGGTGGGGATTTTATACCGTTTGTGCCTCCAGTGAATGTTGAAGCAGCAGAAGCTTCTGTTACTGAGGCTGGGACAGGAATGCCGGGTAAATCTATTTTGCGTCCGGGTGATCCGGGTTATGAAGAGGCTTTAGCAGAAACCAACGCTTCTACTCCAGCAGGACTGTTTTCTGGATCAACTATGGGGCCAGCAAGACCTCCGACTGACCCTGGTCCTTTAGTCCCAATTAGTTCTGGTATACCACCAGGTATAGGGACACAATTTGTTCCTGACTCAGGAATAGAATCTTTGATGCCTAGAAGAGGAGAGGTGATGGCAGAGCCAGCGATATCACCTATTCAAGTTGCGGCAGCCACTCCCGGTGTTCTTACTAGAGGGCCAATTAATACAGCCATAAATGCGGGAATGATCCCGCCTCCACCACCACCTGTGGTTAGGCCGCCAATGCCACCACCGCCGCCGCCACCAGTCGCTCCACCACCAGTCGCTCCACCGCTTAGTCCAGCGCAAGCACTTGGCGCTTTAGAGCCTGGAGCACTAGGTGCGCTTTTCAGAGCAGAAAAACCAAAAACACCTCCAAAGCCAAAAACTCAAAAAATAGAGAAAAAACCTAAGACAAGGAAAAAGCAGCAGCCCAAGAAGAGGAGAGGCAGAAGAGGTGCTGGGGGTAGGCGTTAAGCATGCCTCTTAACAAAGTCAAGTTTGCTCCCGGTGTAAACAAAGAAGGCACAGAATATTCTGCTGACGCTGGGTGGTTCGACGCAGACAAAATAAGGTTTAGACAAGGAAGACCAGAAAAGATAGGTGGCTGGGTTAAATATTCTGAAACATCGTTTTTAGGAGTTTGTCGTTCAATACATGACTGGGCTTCATTAGAGTCCATTAGATACATAGGTCTTGGAACTAATCTAAAGTTTTATGTTGTTGAGGGGAACAGCTTTAACGATGTAACTCCGATTAGGTCAACAACATCCGCTGGTGATGTAACATTTGCTGCTACTGACGGATCAAGCACAATCACTGCTACAGACACATCTCATGGAGCTGTAGTAAATGATTTTGTTACATTCTCTAGCGCAGCTTCTTTAGGCGGCAACGTAACCGCCGCTGTTTTGAATCAAGAATATCAAATTACTGCTGTACCAACGGTAAATACTTACGAGTTTACAGCTAAGGACACGAGCGGCACTACAGTAACAGCGAATAGTAGTGATACGGGCAATGGTGGTAGTTCTACAGTTGGTGCTTATCAGATTAATACAGGGTTAAATGACTTCTTGGAAGGCACTGGCTGGGGTGCTGGAGCTTGGGGTATGTCTGCATGGGGCAGTGCTAGCAGCATATCGGCTGCTGGACAGCTTCGTTTGTTTAGCCAAGATAATTTTGGTGAAGATTTATTGTTTAATGCCAGAGGCGGTGGCATATTTTTCTGGGACGAATCATCAGGCACTGGGGCGAGGGCGGTAAATATTACTAGTCTGAGCGGATCGGATCAGCCAACCATTGCGTTACAGGTTATGACCAGTGATATAGATCAGCATGTCATAGCTTTCGGCGTTAACCCTATTGGATCAAGCCAAATAGATCCTTTGTTTATTAGATTTTCTGATCAAGGTAACGCCACTGACTGGACTCCCACAGCAACGAATACTGCTGGAGGTATCAGGATAAACTCTGGTTCACAGATAATTGGAGCCGTTCAGGGAAGACAAGAAATACTGGTTTTCACAGATGTAAGTCTTCACTCGATGAGGTTTGTTGGAGCGCCTTTTACATTCCAGATACAGACAGTAAGCACTGATATATCAATGATTAGCCCTAATGCTGCGGTAAATGCGCGAGGATCTGTTTACTTTATGGATAAGGGTGGATTTTACGTTTATAACGGATCTGTCCAGCCCCTGCCTTGCTCTGTGAAAGAGTTTGTGTTTTCTAATATTAATCTTAGTCAGGCATTTAAAGTTTTTGCGGCAGAAAACAACGCATTCTCAGAAGTTATGTGGTTCTATCCGGTAGGTGAAGGGAACACAGAAATAACTAATTACGTTAGCTACAACTATGCTGAGAATCTCTGGTCTGTTGGAACATTAGAAAGGGCAGCTTGGCAAGGCGTTGGAACGCAAAACTTTCCTATGGCTACATCTGTTGTTACCACAAGTAACAATAATTACCTGTATTACCATGAGAACGGATTTGATGACGATGGATCTGCTATGACGGCTTTTGTGGAAAGCGGAGACCTAGAAATACAGGATGGCGAAAGGTTTATGCTAATTAGTAGGATAATACCTGACTTTGCGTTTAGTGGCGCTACTGGTGACGCATCAATATCTATGACGCTAAAAGGTAAGGATTTCCCGTTGCAGTCTTCAAGCACTTTGTCTACGTCTACAATCACTAACAGCTCAACACAGAGCCATGTAAGAGCAAGAGCTAGGCATCCTATAGTAAGAGTAGAAAGCAGCGGCCTTGGTTATGGCTGGAGGCTGGGTGATTTGAGGTTTGATATTAGGCCGGATGGAAGAAGATGAGCACACAAACAAGAACAACGCCGTTACCTGTTCCAACTCCAGAATATGATGCTAGGGCAGAGGCAATAAACAGAAGAACGATAGAATTGGCTATGGATCAGATAGAAAACGATGTGATATTAGCCAAAACGCAAGGAGACAAAGAGGGATCTTTGGCTATGAGAAGGTTCCAGTTTCTCCTTATGGGTGCTTCGTGACAGACGTAATAAAGGTTTTAGGTCAAGCTGATGTATCAGCAACCACGACCACTACTCTTTACACGGTTCCCAATCTGACACAAACAACTGTCAGCTCACTTGTGATCTGCAATAGAGGCGGCTCTGGTATTACGTTTCGGGTGAGCATTCACGTTGCTGGTGCTGGAGCGGATGACAAACAGTTTATATTTTTTGATGAAGATCTGGCTGCAACGACAAGTAGAACAGTAGTAATAGGCATATGCCTTGCTCAAACAGACGTAGTGAAGGTCTATGCAAGTGCAGCAAATGTTAGTTTTAACCTATTCGGGGTGGAGACAAGTTAATGAATTATAATCAGCAAGCTCCTTTGCAAGGCAAAGCAGAAGAATTAGCTAGCTACGGCAGATATGGCGACAGCATGCTTGTTCACATGAACCCTATCGAGGTAGAGGGTATAGCGTCTTTGACCCCAAGCGGTCTTACCACTAACCCTGTGACTGGTCAGCCTGAAGCTTTTGCTTTTTTAATTCCTATGCTTGCAAGTATGGCGGCTCCAGCAGCTTTGACTGGCCTAGGAACAGCCACAGGTATTGGTGCGTTGACAGCTTTGGGTGGTAATGCCGCTCTGGCTGGCGCAATAGGATCTGGTCTCGCTACAACAGCATTAACGGGAGACCTCAAAAAAGGACTTGTATCTGGCCTTACCGGATATGGGGTAGGATCTGCTCTTGGGGCTGCGAAAGAAGCAGTGGCTGGAGTTCCTGAGGCGGCAGAGGCTGCATCAGCAGCAACAAGCGCAGTTGAAGCTGCTCAAAAGCAAGCTGCACTACAAGCAGTAGAGCAGGGTGGCACTCAGACTCTGCAAGAAGCGTTTAAGTCAAACCAACCCCTTCAAGATTTAATATCTCAACAAGCAACAGCAAAGGCAGCAGAAACTGCTGCGATGGAAGCTGCTAAAGATGTTGGTATAAGGAATGTCCTTGGATCAAAAGAAGGTTTGAAAGCTTTAGGGTCTAGCGCACTAGACAAATCAACACTAATTCCTGTAGCTGTTGGCTCTGGTCTTCAAGGTCAGATAGACATGCAAGAGCAGTCGGAGGCGTTAGGAAGAAGATTAGAAGAAGAAAAGAGAAGAGATAAAGAAAAATACGAAGGTATATTGTCTGGTTCTTTAGCGCAGATTGGTGCTGACTATGGTTTGGATATGTCTGGAGCTGGATATCAGGGTGGTGGAGTTGTGTCTCTAAACCCTCAGAATTATCAAAGATCTCTAGCAGAAGCACAAATGCTAGGCATGCAACAGCCTATGGGCATGAGAATGGGAAGGAAAGTAAAAACAGAACAAAAAGAAAAAGAGGAAAGTAAGGCTCAAGAAGAAACAGCTAATTATCAAAGGTTCGAGGATTTGATGGCAAATATGCCATTTGGATCTGCTGCTTCTTCAGCAGTAAGGCTTGGTCCTGCGGCCGCTGCTATGAGACAAGCTCAGTTAAGAGGTCCAGAGGTTATATCTCCAGAAGAATTAAAAGGCTACAGGCCCGGAATAGATCCAGAAATAATGTACTTCAGAGAAAAAACTAAGGAAACAGAGCCATATGACCCTGATGCTGGCCCAAGGTTTGATCCCGGCGATGTGCCTGATGATTTCTTTGAAAACTTACGCTTTGGTTTAGGAGAGCTTGCTGGAAGAGGTATCCTCACAGATGGAATGTTAGATCAGTTTCAAGCTGATTTAACTACAGAGGGTGTTGAGCAGTTTATATCCAGAGATCCTGCTGCAAGAACTACTGATTACACGGACATATATGACTTTGAAGCGAGGCCTATGGCTGCTGGAGGAAGCACCTCAGTAGATCCGTTAATAAATCAAACGATCATGGCTGTTCTTGGCAGATTGCCAGAAGAAGATGCAGAGGTCGTAATTAGTAGATTTATTGATGAGTATGGAACTGAGGCTTTCCAAATGCTAAGGAACCAAGCTTTGCGTTCTGTTGTTCCCGGCGCTCAAACAGAGGGTTTGATCGAAGGAGAGGGCGGAGGCATGGATGATCAGGTTCCGGGAATGATTGGGGATCAGCAGCGTGTAGCTGTTTCACCCGGTGAGTACATAATACCAGCAGATGTTGTTTCTGCTACTGGAGATGGCTCTACGGACGCAGGAGCCGAAAGGTTTGACCAGATGATTGATGCCATCAGAATGGAAAAAACAGGCACCATGGAGCAACCAGAGCCTTTAGGAGCCAGATAAAGCGTGAGCAACCTACTTACATTTGATCACACTCGTATTAGAGACATATCTAGGGAGCCTAAGGTAACTAAAAAGAACGCACCTAGGGATATTACCCACACCATTACTTTAGTTCCTAGCAACTTTGTAAAAACCCTTTGGAAAGACATAGAGCCTCATTTAGCAAAAGCTGTTGCGAGATCAAAAGGCAGATGGGAAATGGAAGCTCTTTACTATTCTCTAGAAAACAATAATCAACAGTTGTGGCTTGCTTTTGATAAAGACAACAACATAGATGGCGTTGGCACCACAGAGCTTATAGCCTATCCGGGCAAAAAGATGTTGGCTATTCAATTTTTAGGTGGAGACAAATTTAAGTTTTGGGTTTGGGAAATGTTAGAAAAGCTAACTGACTGGGCCAGAGATAATAATTGTGATGGTATAGAGGCAACCGCCAGAATGGGTTTTTGGAAGTGGTTGCAACAAGATGAGTTTGAAAGATCATATGTTGTATATGAAAGGAGTCTAAGAGATGAGTAAAGGCGGTGGTGGCGGTGGTGTACAGGAAACCGAAAGCACAGTAACTCAGACTAATCTGCCTGAGTATGCTAGGCCTTTTTATGAGGAGATGCTTGGCAGGACCGTATATGAAAGCACTCGTCCATACGAGGCTTTTCCGGGTCAAAGGCTAGCTGAATTTAATCCTTTTGAAACCACTGCCATGCAGGGTATTGCAGAGATGGCTGGTGCTGGCGCTCCACAACAAATTAGATCCGCTAGCGATATAGCTACACAGGTTGGGTTTCAGCCTTCTAATCTAGGGATGAATATAGCTCAAGGATTTACTCCTCAGGCGCAGTTTTCTGGTTATACCGCTGGCGATGTAACGTCAGATTATACGGCTGGTGACTTGGCTCAAGGATTTACTGCTGATCAAAGGACTGCTGGCTATCAAGCTGGTCAATTTGATCCGAGTTACACGGCAGGAGACGTCCAAGCTCAATACACTGGTCAAGCTAATTTTGGGCCTGGATTTCAAGCTGGGACTATAGCTGATCCTGCAACAATTCAAAGTTACATGAACCCTTATCAGCAATTAGTTACAGATATACAAAAGAGAGAGGCAAAAAGAGCGTCTGATACGCAAGCAGCAGAGATAGGACAACAAGCTGCTGCGGCTGGAGGTTTTGGTGGATATAGAGAAGGAGTCCTTCAGGCAGAAAGAGAAAGAAATTTAGGCCAGCAGTTACAAGACATACAAGCCAGAGGAGATCAAGCTGCATTTGCTCAAGCTCAACAAGCATTTGAGGCAGATAGAACCGCAAGGCTAAAGCAAGCTCAACTTGGGTTGCAAACCGGAACAGCACAACAACAAGCATTGCAGCAAGCAGAGAAGTTTAGGCAATCAGCATTTCAAGCTGGAGAGGGAGCAAGACAACAGGCCGCTAAACTTGGTCTCACGGCCCAACAACAAGAAGAGGCAGCAAGACAGGCTGAAGAAAAGTTTACACAATCACAATTCGCCCAAAATCAACAGCTGCAACTAGCACAGCAACAAGAGGACAGGGCTGCATTCCAGGCGGGTGAAGCGGCAGCTAGAGAAGCAGCACAGTTAGGGCTGTCTGCTCAAGAGATAAGCGAGAGGACAAAACAAGCTGAAAACCAAGCAAGGATGGCGGCAAGAGAATTTAATGTTGGAGCTGCTCAGGACAGGGCTAGGCTAGGGCTTGCTGGTTTACAGGCAGATCAGGCAACCAGAGGTCAAGCTTTAGATGCGGCTAGATTGCTTGGTTCACTTGGCGGTCAGGAACAAGCTATGGCTTTTGACAGATTGCAGAATCTGCAAGCGGCTGGAGAGATACAAAGACAGTTAGGACAAAGAGGTCTGGATATTGGATATCAAGACTTCCTAAGACAGCAAGCCTTCCCAAGAGAGCAAATAGGCTTCTTTAGCAGCATGCTGCAAGGCCTACCTGTTGCTCCCGGAAGTTCTATGGCTGCGTTTGGCGTTGCTCCTACTACAACGCAACAACTTCTTGGCGCTGGTATAGGTGGCGTTGGGTTATACAAAGCATTAGGTACTTAATATGCAGAACTTGATTCAGATAGAGGATGATATAAAAGGTTTGCCAGATCAGGCTTTGCAGATGATGGCACAAAGACCTAATCCTCAAGTGCCTCAGTTTCTTGTTGTTAGTGAAATACAAAGAAGGTCTGATATGCGTAAAAGGTTTGAGGCCCAGCAGAATCAGCCCATGCCCACAGTTGCCCAACAAATAGTTAGCCAGCAACCCCAAGGCATTGCCTCTGTTATGCAAAATCAACAGCCTCAGCAAGCTATGCCCATGCAGAATTCTTCTCCTCGCATGCAAGGCATGGCTGCGGGTGGGGTTGTTCGGATGGCTGATGGTAGACAAGCAACATTCCCAATAGACGAAACTCCAGAGAGAAGCTCTATAATCGGACAAAGGATCAATAATCCTTTTAATATCAGACAAGCAAATCAAGACTTTCTTGGAGAGACAGGAGAGGAGTCAGGTTTTGTTAGCTTTGAATCATCTCCATTTGGAGTTAGGGCAGCAGACAAAGTCCTTACTACCTACGGAAGGGATTACGGCATTAATACTATCCGTGGGTTGATTAATAGATTTGCTCCACCATCTGAAAATGACACAAGAGGTTACGTTAACTATATATCCAGTCAGTTAGGCATGGACCCGGATGCAGAGATTGATCTATCTGACCCCGACCTAAGAGCAAGAATACTGTCTCCTATGGCTATGCTTGAATCTAGAACAGAGCTAACTCCAGATCAGATACAGCAGCAGATAGCGGAGGCAAATCAGCGTCAGGTTACCCCGCCAGTAGCCCAGATTGATATTCCAGATCTCAATTTACCGTTCCCTCAAGAAAGGGAGACTGTTGTAACTACAGAAGAGGTTGTAGAGGCCCCCGTTCAAAAACAAGGGGCAAAAACTCCTACTGAGCTTATGAACGAGTATTTCCCAGACTCTAAAATAAAATCAGGTATTGCTACAGGAAGACAGGGTGCTGTAAGCAGGATGCCTGAATTAGTAAACCGGGTAGAGGGTAGTCGTAGAGGAGGCATCGATCCTACCACCACTAATGTTGATTTGGCTGGATTGACTACTATTGAGGGTTCTCCAAAAACATCGGTCATAGAAGATGCTGAGAAAGCGATTATTGGTGCCGAAATAGCAGACACATACACTCCTATGCAGGGCAAGACAATAAAAATGCCTACTGCCCCTGTAACTCCAATGTCTAGAGAGGAAAGACTTTTAGCTAGAGAGGAGGGCTTTTCTCAGGCAGTAAGGCCTGATGAAGACCCAGAAGAAATTGTAAGACAAAGAGGGGTTGTGACGCGAGGCGAAAGAAAGAGGCAAGAGGTAAAAGACTTAGAAGAAGAGGCAAGTCAAGCTGCGTCTGAAGCAGAAAGAGTTGCTGCGGAAGAAGCAGCGCAAATGCAAGCAGATCAGGACGCTAGAGAAAAAAATATAAACGAGGCACAAGCCTACCTAGACAAAGTCAAAGAAGATAAAGCTGCTGGAGTCATATCTGACGAAGAAGCAGCTAAAAAGGAAGCTTTGGCGTTTGCGTTGGTGCAGTTAGGAGCTGGCATTGCAAAAGGTGATCTTGCAGAGGGTCTGCAAAAGGCTGGAGAAACAGCATCAGAGATAAGAGAAGCTGCGAGAGATAGGGCTATACGGCAAGAGTATTATGATTCTATTGCTGGTGGCAAAAAAGGAACCAGGTTAGATACCCTGCTTTCAAAGTTAAGCACAGAAGTGAACAGACAGATGAAAGCTCTTACAGATAACATCGGCAAGGAGAGCATGAGGTTAATGAACGATCCAATAGCTAAAGCGGCAGAAAAAAGAAGGATAACCGCAAGTGTTGCTGCTGAGTTAGGGGTTCCTCTGTCAACGGCTTTAAATTATCTTGGCCTTTCGGTAGAGGGTGCAGATGGAGAGCTTCCTGCTGATGAATTTGTAAGCGCAGGTCAGATGGGCCGCACAGTTGACTTTGCGTCACTAAACAGAGGCGAGTTTGGCGGGTAGATTTCTGAATGAATGTAACCCTACCTAACGGACTAGTAATAGAGAATGTTCCAGAAAACATCACTCAATATGACCTAGCAAAGACTCTTGTAGACAATGGAGTTGCCACATACTCTGATCTAGGGCTAGATCCCTACGAGTCACAAAGAACCATTTCAGGCCAAGCATTCGAGACAGCTAAAGGCGTAGGAAGAGGGTTTGCTAACGCATTTCTTACTGCTGGAGAGGGTCTCGCGGAGCTTGCTGACGCTGCCACAGACTTTGTGGGCGCAGAGGATTTAATAGATAGTGGTGAAGACAATGCGCTAGTAAAAGCTGCCAGAGAAGGCAGAGCTGCTGTAGATGAGGCTATGGGGGCCGATACGGCGTACAGAGACACATGGGCTACAAAGTTTGGCGAAGGACTTGGTTCCTTTGCCTCTTTCTTTACCCCCGCTGGGGCGATCAAGCTGCTTGGTATGGCTGGCAAAGGCGCTACAGCATTAAAAGCAACTGGGATGGGGTCATTAGCTGCTGGAACAGGTGCTGGGGAAGCTGCACAAAGAATAGAGGCAGCGAGAGATCGTGGCATAGAAGTAACTGATGATCAGGAAAACCTGGCCGTTTTAGGTGGTACTGTAGTTGGGTTTAGTGAATTAATAACACCATCTAGATTGCTAAAAAGAATTAGCGGTAAAGGCGATAAGTTACCATCAGGAATAAAAGAAAGACTTTCGTCTGCTCTCAGGTCCGGTACAGAAGAGGGTTTACAAGAGGTTTCTGCAAGCATAGCTCAAGATGCGATACAGAAGAACGTATACGATCCTAATTTTGAGATAGCTGGTGGCAATCTTTTTGAAGAGTTCACTATTGGCGGTGCAATAGGTGCTGGAGCAGATCTAGTTTTAAATGCTGCTGCTGGCAGAAGAAACAATGCTGCTAGTGCTTCTGCTTTCGAGTCAGAAAAGAAGATTAGAGAGCAGCAGGATCAAGCAATAAAAGACAGAGAAAAGATTCTTTCTCAAGATCTAGAGATACAAAAGACTTTAGATGCGGAGCAAAGGCTTCAAGCAGAAGCAAACAGAGAGTCAAACAGGGTTCTTGCTGAACAATCGAAGCAAATAGATCCATCACAGATAGATCAGCCTGTAGGCAGAAAAATCACCCCATCAATAAGAACGGGTTCTAGATATGTATCTATGGTAGATACTACAGACGGAACCACTTTCCAAGCCGAAGAGCGTGTAAGAGTACGCAATAAAGGCAAACCAAACGAAACCACAACCACCTTCGTTAATGTTCCAGACAAAGGCGAGGTAATTACATCAGTAAATGGACAGGCTGTTCCTGCTGCACAGAGCGGCTTTCAGGTTATTACAGCCGTGGAACCAAGCGAATCTATACTCTCTTCCTCCCCTCAAGACAGAATGCTGGCTTATGCCCAGCATATTAGCAGAACTATGGGAGATAGTTTTCCCTCCGGTAACAACATGTTTACCGTGAAGCTTCCGCAAGACTACGGAGGCAAACAAGTTGATGCCACAACTTTAAAAGACGGCGCTCCGGTCTTTCTTGTTGAAGATTCAAAAGGCAACCGATACGGCAAACCCCTACAAACATCAGAAGAAGCATTCGCTTTAGCTGGTCATCTCAATACTCAAATCATAAACAACAATGTCTATGCTGGTGGCGATGCAGCGATCAAGACATCTGGTCAGTCTTATAACGAGTCTCAGATAAATTCTTTGCAGAGATATAACTTTGCAGCAAATCATCCAGATTCAAACACCTATTCAGCTCCTGCAATTGATGGTGCAGCAGAGACTACTCAGGATAGAGGTTTTGATGAGCTTGCAAACATAAAGGATTTGATAGCAGAGGGTGTCAGCCCCAGAAACATGACGGCATCTCAAAGAATAAACGCCAAAAGAATGCGAAAGGGATTGCCTCCCACTAAAACATTTACTATTCAGGAGGTAAAGTCTGTGCTGAACGATCAGCAGCTTTACAACCTGACAGATACCAGGCTAAACGGATTACCAGAGACAGAAACATACAAGGCTGGCCTCAGCAAAAATGGCAATCCTGTTGTTTACAGCAGTGCTGGAGAGACGTTGCAGGGTAGACCTCTGACTACTCTCGAAAAAGATGCTGCAATCAAAAAGAATCCAAAGAAGAAACCGCCAAAGATTGTAAGGTTTAAGACCCAAGCAGATGCTATTGCTTACTCAAATCAACTAAACAACACGACCAATAGATCTGCCGTAAACAAAGGCGTTATGCGTAACGTAAACGCTGATCTCAAGGGCTTACAGCAGCTACTAAAATCAAAGAACATAACATCTGAGGTTGGATCTCCAGAGATCAGATACCTAGCAAAACAGATTACTGGATCTCCCAAACCCCTCAGCTCTCAAACGGAGGCCAATCAAAGGCTTTTCTATCAAAAGATAAGATCTTTACCGAGATTCGATAGACCCACCAAACTACCCCTATTCAAAGAGAAAAAGTACACCGGAGCACAGTTCAGGGCTGCATTGTCTCGTTATCAAAAAACAAACGACATAGATAACGCATCTATAGTTGCTGGTATAGCTCCAGAAAGTGCTGCTGGAAAAGAACTCAAACAAGATCTAAAAAATCAAACGATAGACCCTGTTGTAAAAGAAACAGTAACAGAAGAGATTGCAGTAGACACCGCCGCCCCTCTTGCTTTACCACCGCCAAGGAAATTAGAAGATCTAAGAAAATCAATTAAAGAAAGGATGGCTAGGTATGGCCTCAAAGATGTAGCCGTAAATTTAGATAATGCCCTTAATACGGCAGTTAGAGGTGCAGATGGTCAACTTTACTACGGAATAAGGCCAGTAAGAGATGGAGATGCGGAGTCAATACTGGTTGGAGGTTCAAGAGGTAGCGGTAGATTCGCATTCGCTACCGACATAGATCCAGAGGGAAGAGCGGAAGGTTATTACTCTCCATCTCTTAATCAGATATTCCTAGGAATAAACGAAATATTAGGCAAAAAGTCTTTAAGCGATGCTGAGGTAGAGGCTGAGGTGCTTAGTGTCTTGGATCACGAGATGATTCACGCGATGCGTCAATTGGATCTGTTCACGACTAAAGAGTGGTCTCTCCTAAGTAACGCAGCCATAAACAAAGAGAAAGAAAATAATCAAACATATCTCGATTGGGCTATAAAAAACTACGGAAACTTAACCACTGATCAGCAAGTAGAAGAAGCTGTTGCAGAGCTTGTAAGAGATGCTGTAGCAAACCCGAAGGTACTGCAAGGAAAGCCACGATCACTTGTTACGCGAGTTGTTGAGTTCTTTAGAAATCTTGTTTCTTCATTGCGTAAAGAAGGGTTTACTAGCGCAGAAGACATAGTAAACGCTATAACTTCTGGACGGATAGGGGCCAGAGAAAGAATACAAAGAACAGAAAGAGAAACAAGAAGAAGAATATTCCGTGATGTCAAAGCATCAGAAGGAAGAGGGAAGACAAAGGTTGCGTTAGGGCCTGAAGCAAAAACTCTTGCCGAAGAAGTAGGCGCTGGTCAGCAGATACCAGACTTTGTTGAGTCAGATATTGCTCAAGACGCAGAAGAGGTCTATACGGCAGATGTCGTAAACTTTAGCCGCAAATCAAAGCCAATGAGAGAGCCTGACAACGTAGTAAAGGCATACAAACTATTTACTTACAAAGACGGACAGATTTATCCGCTGTTTGTTGAAGGCGCTACCCCGATCCCGGTTGGTGAGTGGATAAAGGCAACAGATCCAAGGACGGAAGGAGCTAAAGGTTTTTTCATGGGAGCAAATGGAAAACCTTATGTAAAAGCAACAACAGGCGGTAGGGTAAATGTAGAGCCAGAAGAGGCTCAAAGGCTGTTTGATCTTGGGGTTATTAAAAGCCCAGATGTCAAAGCAATACAGGGCGTAGCTTTCAGGCCGGGATTTCATTCGGGCGACCTACCTATTGCCCCACACATAGGTGGCAAGACCAGAAAAAATCTTTCTAAGCCAGATTTTAGAAAAGACGATCAAGTGTGGGCAGAGATAGAGGTTCCAGCGGATGTTGATTGGCAATCTGTAGCGAATGCAAACGCTAGAGCAAAGAAAGATGGGACAATCGATGTATCAACGGCAGACATAACTGATCAAATGCCAGAGAACGGTTACTACCGTTACAAAACCAACCCGAACATGTTTGAAAATTGGATGATTAGTGGCGGTATCAAGGTCACTAAAATCCTCACAGACAAAGAATCTAGAGCGATATCTGCAAAAGCCGGTGTATCTGATTTGCCCAGGCGGGAGGGTTATGTAGACCCAATCGATGTTGGCGGGTTAATGCTATCAAAACGGCCCCTAGAAGAGATGGGTAAAGCAGAAAGCATGGGTATGACCAACACTGACATCATGCCGACAGAAGAAGATGTCGAGGCGATGAAGAACAACACCTACAAGCCAGAGCGAAAGAGGACGCTTGTAGAAGCTGCAACATTCCTACAAGAGAAGTGGGAGAGAGCCACAGGAAGAACGACTCCATTTGAGTACACAGAAGAAAACATATCGATAATATCAGACATGCTTGCAACAGAGGCTTTGTCTGCCCTCGATAGGGATGGTAATGCTATTGGTTGGTACGACAGAAAGATCAAGTCTGCCAAAGATATCATGCGCTTGGTAGATCCAAGGATAATGAAGTCAAAAGAAAACGAGGCTCTGTTTGACTTCTTGCTTGCTGTGACCTCTAACGGACAGGCTGTTGTAGATAACTTCAAGATTGCTAACGATTTGTTTAGCTCTTACATGAAGAACAAAAAGCTGCCAGAGACAAAGGCTCAGTTCGATCTTGGTGGTGAGCGTAACGAAGCAATGCTACAGGCTTTTAAGTTTTACAACGCTTACGAAAACCTAAGAAAAACATCAAATCAGTTCGATCAGCCAATATATGAGTTCCTTGATCAAGATGTAAAGGTCAGAGATTTGAGGGAGGTTGCTGAAGAGTTCAACAGACTGGCTGGCTATGAAGCAATGGTCATACCATCTGCTGAGGGCGCGAATGTAGATGTAAAAGTCAGCTATATACTAGGGCCTAAGATAGGCCAAGGGTTCTACCAAAACATCAGGGGGAACTACGATCCTCTTACGATGGACATCTGGTGGATGAGGATGTGGAACAGAGCTGTTGGAAGGCCCTTTGAGACAGCAAAAGAGCTGCAACCAAGAAGAGATGAGCTTGCTAATCTATTTAAAAAGGTTGGCGGTCTGCCGAAGAAGCTAATCAAAGAGGTTGAAGCAGGTTATCCCCAGACCATTCAAGAGATAACAGAAGACCCGGATCTTATGGATTCTTTTATCAGGGATGTAGAAAAGAGATACCAGAAGTTTTACAAGGAATACAAACAGAAGAACGGGGTAAATCATCAAAAGCCTGATGTATTTAAGAAAACAGGCACATTTGTAAAGAACCTAAAGCCTCAGTTGCAAGCCACACCAAAGGGTGTAGAAGAAAGGGCTTACATGCGAGAGGTCGTTAAGGCTACCCAGCAAAGGTTGAAGGAAAGAAACTACGATATTAGTACGGCAGATTTTCAGGCCCTCATGTGGTATCCTGAGAAGCAGTTGTTCCGAGCCTTGGGTGTACAGCCTGGAAGAGGATCTGATAACGACTATCTAGATGCAGCAGTGATACTTGCTGAAAGCAAAGGAGTTCCAAGTGGCAAAATTGAAAAAGCACTCAGGGAGTCAGAGAGAAGAAGGGGCGCTAGTGACCCAAGTCCCAGAGGGGCAGATGGAGAGCTTCGTGAAGCTCCTCCAAGAAAAACTACAAAGCAGACCGGCGAAGCCTTCACGCTCCCAGCAACCAAGCTAAAACCAAAGAAGATACCTGAGGGAGTAGCAGAGAAGGTAGCAGAAGAAAACCTAGAGAAAGCAGAAACTGCACCTGTTGGTGATGTTCCTCTAGTAAATCCAAAGTCATCCGCATACTCACAAGCAGTTGCAAAAGACCCAAGCAAGGGTCAGAAACTAGATCCCGGCGATGATGCCTTGTTCTCTAGAGGCAACGGCCCGGATATAAACCCGGCACAACAAGCCGCAATAAACAGGGTTTCTCAGGAGATACCCACTGACACACCGGGGCAGACATATCTTAACGTCCTCAATCAGGGTTCGTTCAATAAAAAGTTCACACAACTTAAACAAAAAGCAGTCAATAGATACGCTCAGGTAGAGAACTATGAAAAGAAAGGGGCGTTAGGCCCTAGACTTGCAGACTCTTCTGCTCTTGCCGCCCTGTTATTTGCTGACAGATCAAACGCTATTACAGCGTCTGCATTACAATACGGTGTGCCTGTCTACAAAAACGGACTAGTCAAGGTGGTAGACTTTGAGCACAGGAACGATAGGGGCGAAGTAAAACAGTACAATGGACTAATAGATTTGATGTCCATGCTGTACACGAAAGAGCATGGATCTCTTGAGCAGATAGCGCAGTCATATGCCATAGCGAAGAGAGCCGAAAGGTTAAAGGCAAGAGGATTGCAAGTTCCCGGCTCAGATGCGGATCACGCACAGAATATCAAAACAGCAGAGTCATTCTTAGACGCAGACGGTAACTCTATAATCAAGGACTGGTATAACGCATGGCAAGCCTATAACTCTTATACCATCAAGTTCCTCAAAGACACCGGGATGTTAAACGAGCAGACGGCAGAAGCTTGGAGGTTACAGTCTGACTACATACCTTTTTACAGGCAGCTAGAGGGTTCTGCCTTTCCTAATGTTCCAAATGTGTTTGGTGGCTTAACATCAAGCAGTGAACTCAAGGCTATCAGGGGCAGCGAGAAGGCCCTTAACGTTCCCATGCTGGAAGCCATAACGCTGAATCTGAACGCAGCTATAACGATGGGTATGAAGAACGTTGCCCAGCAAAGGCTAATAAGAGATATGAATAGCATTGGCCTAGCTAGAGAGGTTGGCAAAGGAGAGAAAACAGCAGGTCAAAATGTTGTGTCTTTTAAGGTTAGAGGAAAGAAAAGAAACTTCTATGTTGATGATCCGCTTGTGTACGAGTCATTAACTATTGAGCCAGCATCAGGTGTCGAGAGAACTCTAACAAACATCTTTGGAGCGCCAGCAAGATTTTTAAGAGAGATGGTTACCAGAGAGCCTGGGTTTGTCATAGCTAATATGCTTAGAGACTCCCTCTCTGCATTTACCACATCGGGTGCAAACTTTATCCCCATCGTAGATACGTTAAGAGGTTTCCTCAGCGGGATGGAGAAGCTGGAGAAAACTGGTGTTGTTGGTGGGTATGATTACAAGAATGACCCACAGAATATTGGTGAATTTGCAGGGAAGATATTAGGACAAAGAAACAAAAACATAGGATCAAACAATTACTTTGTTGACGGTGTTAAGAAGCTTTGGGATATCACCGGACATGCATCGACGCTGTCTGATGCGGCAACAAGAAACGCAGTATATGAAGACGTATTAGCAAGAACAGGGAACGAAGCAGAAGCAACATTCCAAGCGATGGAGGTGCTGAACTTTGGCAGAAGGGGAAGTAACCCTGTGATGAGAGTCATAGCTGCAACAGTGCCGTTCTTGAATGCCAGAATACAGGGATTGGATGTATTAGCCAGAGCTGCCGCTGGCACTAACTCAGCTAATCGAGATCTATCTAGAGGCAAGGTCGCTGCTTCATTCCTAGCCAGAGGCGGGATACTGGCCGCATTGACCATGTATTACTACACGATGGTCAGTGATGATGAGCAATACGAAGAGCAAACAGAAGAGGTAAAAGATAACTATTGGATAATCCCCAGAGAATCTGGAATACCAGCAAAGATACCGATCCCTTTCGAGGTGGGCCTGATATTTAAAACCATACCAGAGCGTATAATGGATGCTTACAACAAAGGAACCACTGCCAGGGAAGCGCAGCAGTCAGCCATGAGAGCTATTACCGGGACGCTTGCAGTGCAACCGCCTCAGGCCATAACACCTTTGCTTGAAGCTTACACAAACTACGATCTGTACAGGGGGAGGCCTGTAACTCCTGTCTACATAGACTCAAGAGGAGAAGAAGGCCTACAACAGCTAGCCAGCACAACAGAGATAGCCAAGGCAATTGGCGCTAAGACGGGTATGAGTCCGATCAAGATCGATCATTTGATACAGGGATATACAGGAACTATTGGTGGTTATGTTCTGTCTGAAGCTGACAGATTGTTAAGAAGCACAACAATACAGGGAGACAACAGAAATGTGCTGCCAGCAAGAGATGCTACCCAGTACCCAATAGCAAGAAGATTCTTTGGCTCAGAGTTTGGTGGTGGTGTTAAAGAAGATTTCTATGAGATGTATGACTATGTCAGGAGGCTGGATGAGTCAGTTAAGTCTCTTTATGAGGCTGGTAGAGGTGACGAGGTTGATGCTTTCATACTTGGCAGAGAAGAGCTGGTTGGTGGATCAAAGGCTCTCAGGAAAGTTTCAGACAGGCTAGCTAAGATCAGAAGAATGAGAAGAAAGGTTCTCGAATCTGATATGAGCGCAGAAGAGAAGCAAGAATATATTAGAGAGCTAAACATCAACGAAAGGTATGTTTTAGAAGTTGTTCCCGAACTGCAAAAAATGTTCAAGATACCAACGTATACAGAGGATATATCAAGAAGACTGTTTGGTGGGTGACTCCGGTTTTTCCTTCAATGTCATTCTGCCAGCCGACATAAACTCTAACTGGTCTCTAATATTGGCTTCTCTCTGATTAGTCTTGCGTATGCAGACCCCCTCCAGATTTTGTTTCTCGATGCACTCCAAATAAAAGGGCAGCGTCTGTAAATCTTTCAAACTGACAGCCTGAAATATCTTCATATCAGGCTTACCCTTTTCATCGATAAAACTAATCATTATTTCCATGTTCTTCATAGTAACTCCCCTAAAACCCCGCCTTTGACCACACGGACGGGAACGTGCTACTGATATGATCCTGTGACAGACCAGAGCCACAAGATCACCTGGTCAAACTTGCGGTAGTTGATGCAGTTGGTTGCCGAAAAAACTCTGCGTGGAACAACGCTTCACCACACCTTATCTTTAATTTGCAGCGCCAAACCCTACTAACTCAGTTTAAACACTGCTGGAGGCCTCTGACGCTACCGCTCACCAGAGGTTCTTAACTCCACGCTCTTGCCAGCTTCGACCGGACCCGGCTGGCGCAGGTTGTGTCAGCGATGTAAGTCGCCCCGGTCTCCTGCTTCTAGGCGAGGCCAGCAGGAAGCCCTTGGAAGGAGAAATGTGAGTTAACTCCCCGCCTGTTCGTAGTAATCTGGCCCAAGCTCTTCCATATTGGTTGCGCTTTGATGCTCAGACACCTGTTCTCTCGTTCTAAAGAATCCATCATACTGCGGAAACTTTTTCATAAAAGCTCTCGAATAGAAAGCCCTGTAGTTATTGTTTAGTTTGAAGCTCACAACTCCATCACCGCCAGTGTCCTTCTCCCAACGAATCCTCTCAAAGATCGCATTCACTGAGTAATTGTTAAATCCTAGGTCTATCTTCTCCTTCGTAAACTTAACAAATAGATACCACACATCAGGATGATTCTCGTGAAACAACTTTACTTGTTCACGCATTTCCTCTTTGCGACTTTGCATTATTGTTGCTCCTGCGCTGCCGGTACAATAAACCCCATTTCTGCTGCGGTCATAACCAGAGTGTCTATCAGCTCTGAGTAATTACTGCGGCTGGTATCTCCGCTGCGCTTGAGAGGTCTACGCCTTATCCCAAATTTAGTTAATCTTTCCTCACTGCCAAACGCCTTACACAAAAGCTCTTCATGCAGCTCGTCTGGAGTCATACCGCAAAACTTAGCAAACTCACCAGCCCACTTGCGGTAATACCTTTCCTGGTTGTTAGTTCTATGCTTCTTCATGGGGCCAAGCTCTATTGCAAGACCCCCGTCACACGTTAGAAGAGTATCCAGAACCTCCTGAGTCCGGGCGGGGCAGATGGAGCACAACACTCCAATCAGTTCCCCGATCTTAGATTTCTCTACCTCTATCCTCAAAACGGTATGTCATCCTCGAACTCGTCCTTCTCCTCAGGCTGTAACACCTCAGAAGTAGTGAGGTTTTCTGGCTTGGGTATATACACCTCACCGCTTAAAGAAATAAATTTCTTACCATTCTTATCCACGTTGTTCCAGCCAGATAGATCAATCCTAATCTCAAAGTCGTAATCAGGATTCTCTTTCTTCTGTCTTGCTAGGAACAACAAAGCTTGAAGCTGTTCCCTGCTTATCTTGAGGTTGCCCCGTAGATCAGGTTGATCATTTTTTTTCTTGAACTTATTTGCTCCAAGGTAGCCCTTATCCTTAGGGCCGTAGTCACCGAAATTAAAATCAGCCATTTGCTGCCTCCTTCTTCTTCTGTTGCTCTATGATTTTCTGCGCTGCCAAATCGAACTCCTCCTGACCATACTTCTTCAGATACTCATTGAAGTATTTATCTTTGGTTGCATCGTCAGAGATCTCGCCCGTGAAAGCATCCTTGAAGTTTATGAAAGCCTGTCGCTTAGACATGTACGTCTTCAGGCGCTCGTATAAATCAGGGTAGTTGTTGGCGATCTCATCTACCTGTTTCTTATTGTCTGACCAATTCTTTTTGAGGGTCTTCTTGTCATCCACAAAGTTATCGATAGTTTGTATAAAGGTATCTACAAACTTGGTTGCGTCCTCCTCTGACCAGGCCGGGGCCTCAGCTTTTGGCTCAGGCTTTTTTGCCTCTGGCTTTTTCACCTCTGGCTTCTTGGCCTCCTGCTTCGGCGCCTCTGGCTGCTCCTCCTCATTGCCGGGGGGTAGATCCTCACCTGCATAGATGTAGTGTCCCAGACCGAACATCGCCAAGCACTTCACCAGACAGCGCATCTTGCTGTCACTCACATCCCTGCTGCTTGGATTGGCTATCGCCTTGTTCTTGTAATCCATAACCGGGAGCCACATCGTTCTCTCTAACGGCCCGTGTTCAGCGGGTATCCTGACTGCCACATGGACGGTCTGGGAACCATCACTATGTGATTCCGTCTTCTGGAAGGTGTAGTAGGCATTCGGGAAGTGATCCATGAATATGCCCCATGCCCACGCCCAGCTAAGATAGGTTAACCCGTTCTTGCTCTCCGTGTGCTCCGTACAGTCTATTTCTTTTAAGGTTGACCAAACCTCTTGGTATGTGTGCTTCACGCCTTCTCCTAGTTTTGTGAACTGAAAGGATTCTTTTTGAATCCCGCAAATTTGTTCCGGTAGTGCCGCTTGGGTATGTCGTAGTTCTTGTGGAGATCATCCTCAAGAATTGTGACAACCTCGATAGGCTCTAGCTCTTCGTACTGAACCATTGGCATCGCGCTTAGGAATCCCTTCTCCCATACGAAACTGGCTTGACCGAACTTGACCTCCATCTTTAGTCCCGGTATCTGCGCTATGGCAAACACGCTCACCATCTTTTCGTAGGTATCTTTATCAGTGCCTAACATGTGTGTATGCCTCCCAGATGTTTAAAGGAGAGAACCTAATGTCGAAGTGCTCCTCGCTAAGTCCGACTTCTGCACAGAAGTGCTCACATTCTTCCGTATCCCGGAATAAGCCGTGTGTTGTTATTGAGTCATCTTCCAGGTTCTCAACCCAAACCACATAGACGCTTGGTCCTTCACTCATTTATTTCCTCCACTTTGCTGTTAATGACACCATCTGCATGTAAAAATCTTTCGCACCAGTTGAGTATTTCGTAGACCCCCTCAGTGACTAACTCTGGTTCCAACGGAGACACCTCCGCTAACAATTGTTTTTTCTTATGGTCATAAACAAATGACACATTCAACTCACCATTTTCTGTTTCCAAATTAAGCTCCAGTTTGAAATTGATCACACCAGTCTCTCACCCGACACCAGTTCTGAACGCACCTCGTGTCTTCGCCTGTCCTGACCTCGATCATTAGACCTCTCTCACTAGAGCTTTCTAAATAATCTGCTGCATCCTCTTTAGTCTTCAAGACTCTTAACGCTCTCTTCCTTCCGCTTTTCATCACTGCGTAAGTATCGTCTTTTTTCCATCGTTCCTTGTCGCTGCACTTGACCAAGTCGTTGTCTGTTATCCGCTGATACTCTGCCTCCTGATGGAGAGATACTCTCCTCCGGACATACTCATCGCACTCCTCTGGATTCCACACCGGGATCTCTACGATGTGTATTGGAGATTGCGGGTAGTCACCTTCCTCTTCTGCTTTCCTGCGTTGCCAATCGCGCAGTATCGCTATGATCCTTAACTGTTTAACCTTCAATTGTTTAGATTGACGCACTAACCATGCGTATACGTTAAGTTGGTTGTGCCATTCCTGCTTGTCGTATATCACGCTCCAGACGCTCGTAACCTTGTAGTCACTGATAATCACGCCTCGTTTGGTTATCTCTTGCAGGTCTATCGCCCCGGATATCGTCCACCCATCCACCTCTGCGAACAATCGTTCCTCACTCAGAATGTTCTGGTCTTCGTTGTCCTCCAGACTCTTCTCGAACATTCCGTGTACGGAAGTGCCAAACCTGCTCCACAAGAAGTCCACTGCATCTTGCTCAATCTCTTCTTCGTTCTCTCTCTGTAAAATCGAAATCCTGGGAGAGTCTATAAGCTGGGTGACCGATCTATTGCTAGCCCCCCGGCTGTACTCGTCAAAGGTCAGGGCATCGACAACCACCTTGGGAAGTTTGAAGTTGTTAGTTATCTTCATCTCCTATCGCCCACCATCTTTTTTGTAGTCTTGGAATGCTTTTGTAGCTCCACTTTTTTTGTAGACTTTGTTGGCTTTGGCAAACCATGCCTTTTGTCTTTTGCGCCTGACATCCTTTTTGAGTTGATGCCAATCAGAGGTTGCTTCTAAGATTTCTTGCCTAGTTGATTTGTGAGCAAAGCCTTTCTTTCTAAATCCTGTAGTTGGATGAGATATTGTTGGAGATGGTTTGTTAACACCCCCATACACATTGTGCTTCATCATGCAGGTTCTACAGACAGGAGTGCCATCAGGTAGCTCTTTAGACACCTTATTCTTGCATCGGGGCGTTGAGCATTTAGCAAGCTTTTTACGCGCCCTTAGGTAATCTTTTCTGTCCCTTCTTGATGCTTCGTGGACCTGCTCTCTTTTTGCAATAGATCTGCATTCATCAGAGCAGTAACGGCCCCTTGGGTTTTCATCGGAATACTTTTTCCCACATCTTCTGCAAGCCTTGTGGGTTAGCACAGGTATGCCATCTTCTATCTCAATCAAAGCACTCTCCAAACCCTGATGGACTTATGCTTCTCCACCCAACGTCCGGTCCATTTCTTGTGTCCCTTGTTCTCTGCATTCATTCTAGCAATGCAGGTCCAATTATTAGCAGCTCTGTTTTTTGAGGGGTCTGTTATAGCTCCCAAGGCCGAAACATCATCGACTACAAAAGACTGACCCACCTCCATCCTATACATTACCTCAACATACTTTTGCCTAGACGATCTCCGCACCAAGCTACTAGGCAGCGGCACGTTATCCTCAAGAACTACTTGATCATCACTCACTTTTGATTCTCCAGTTTTGAGAGATCTAATCTCTCGTCAGTTTAACTCTATAGACCCTGACCCCTTTCCTGAGATCTGGTTCCGGGTATTGATATTTCCTGACACTAAACAACCAGTCACTGTGGTAACCCTGCTTAGGATCAGATTGGAATCTCCTGATTGCGCTCCGCAAAGCATTGATCCTAGATTTAACCGATTCATCATCAACCTCTATGAAGAAGCTCTGACCTTCGCTCATACTCGACAGCGTTTGCTTTAGGTTTTCCGGTAACTTCCCTTTCTCCCCAGACCGATTGTCCTGCGGCATCGGGATGTTGTCCTCGATCACTAACATATCTGCACTCTGATTCATCGAAATAGATCCTTCCTTTTTGTTCCTCACCAATTAGGTGCTGTTTAAGTTTTCCCAAACTCCTGCTCCCTTTGCTACCATAGCGAAAACAAGCCTAACATATCGAGAATGCTTTGACAACAGTAGTGCGTATAATATATGGTGAGCCAGCGTCGAAAGCAAACAGTAGGCAGTTGGTAACCATAAAAGGCCGTCCAGCGTTTATTAAGAGCAAGAAGGCGCGGGAGTACGTTAAGTCGTTCCAAACCCAGTGTGAGGCCTTACAGGAGCTTCTAGAGGGTGATTTGGAGGTGATCATAAAGATCTACTATGCGACCAGGAGACCGGACTTAGATGAGTCGGTTATCTTGGATTGTATGCAGGATCTGATTTACAAGAACGACAGACAGGTTAAGGTTAAGCATGTTTTTTGGGGGCTTGATAAAGATGAACCAAGAGCGGAGATCACAGTTAACACTCTCGATTGAAAAGCAAGCATTAAAAGATCTTGCTTCGACTAACGAGCACACAAGGGTTGATGCTATGCTTCATTTCCTGAGGATGAAACAAACAAATCCGAAAGAGTTTTCTGAAAAAGTTTTTGCGATATTCCCTCTCAAGGGAGCGCAAAGAAAGAGGGCGGTGAATGATTTGCTGGAGGAACTAGATGAGGGAAGATGACATTTTCTATCAATGTCGATTCTGGCTTGAGACTGAAGGGAGATTAGTCAGTTGGGATTACATGATTGAGAAGCTTAGGAATATTCCTAGATGAGGATATTCCGTGTCTTCTTATATGTCTGTTTATCTTTCCTAAGGGATATGACAGACGGAATATATTCCTATCGCCGTAGCGATTATATGGATAAAAACACAAACAAAGCAGGAGTGCAACAAAATGACCAAGGAAGACTTGGAAAAGATACTTAGTGGCTACACCGAATCCGCTAGGATTCAATGTCCTGAGTGTGGCAACACGCGAAAGAAAAAGACCGACAAATCAATGGGTCTCACTGTCAGCGGGAACGAAACGCTTTACCAGTGCTTCCATTGCGGATTGGCCGGTAAGCTCGTCCACCCAAGCTTCAGACCGGAACCCTCCAAGGTTCGAGCTATCAGTGTTCCGAAAGAAACGAATAAAGAATTGGTTGATGAGTATTTAAGCACTAGATCGATTGACCCGGACAAGGTCAGGGATTTCCCGGTCATTGGGGGAGCAAAGTTTTTTAACGGGGCGGGACAACTATCATCATTGGGTTTCGTGTATGGTGAGAAAGAAGCTGTTAAGTGGCGTAGTGTTATCGGCAAGCATTTCACGCAGGACGGTTCTGCCAAAACATTGTGGGGTATCGATCAGTTATCCGACGACTGCGACACGCTAATCATAGTCGAGGGAGAGATGGATGTCCTTGCCTGTGCGTCTGCTGGTGTACGCAATGTGGTCAGCGTACCCAACGGCGCTCCACAGAAAGTATCTAAGAAGACCGTGGACCCGGAAGAAGACAATAAGTTTTCTTACATATGGGCCGCTAAAGATTTAATCGAAAAGGTAGACAAGGTGATTCTGGCCGTTGATTCTGATGAGCCGGGTACTGCGTTAGCTGAGGAGCTGGCAAGGAGAATAGGCAGAGCCAAGTGCTGGTCTGTAAAATGGCCTGATTCCTGTAAAGATGCTAACGATGTAGTACAAAAGGTTGGTCCTGATGTGTTGGTCAAATGCATAGATGAGGCATTAGCTCTGCCACTTGAAGGCGTCTACAGCGCCAGTGATTACGCACTGGACATCGAGAAGTTGTATGACAACGGATTAGTCGGAGGTTTATCCACCGGGTTATCTACTGTCGATAAGCTGTTCACGATATTACCCGGTCAATTGTCTATCGTTACTGGCCTACCCGGCAGTGGTAAGTCTGAGTTTGTTGATCAGATGATGGTCAACCTTGCAGAGAATCATGGCTGGAAGTTTGCGGTAGCCTCTTTCGAGAACCCACCCAGTATTCACATAGCGAAGCTTAGTGAAAAGAAGATAGGCAAACCTTTCTTTCCAAACGACAAAGCGCCAAGGATGAGCAGAGCAGAGTCAATTGAGGCTATGAATTGGGTATCTAATCACTTCTTATTCTTAGAGCAGAGAGGCGGCGAACCTGCAACCATCGACAGCATCTTGGATTCTGTGAGGCAAAGCGTCATGCGGCTGGGTATCAGGGGTGTTTGCATAGATCCATACAACTATCTAAGTCAGGCAAAGACCAGTGAGAACGAGCACACGGGCATCAATGAGATGCTGACAAAGCTAGTGTCTTTTGCCAGAGCTAATCAGGTTCACATATGGTTCGTTGCTCACCCGGCAAAAATGGCAACCAACCCGGACGGGTCAACTGCTGTTCCCAAGGGGATGAACATATCGGGCAGTGCTGCCTTCTTTGCCAAGGCCGACTTAGGAGTGACGGTACACCTCAGCCCTGATAAGGTGACTGAGATACATTGTTGGAAGGCTAGGTTTAAATGGATAGGCACAACTGGGTCCACAACTTTGGATTACGACATACCGACAGGGGTGTATTCTAACCCCACCTTCGAGCGGGACTATGAGATAGAGGGATCAAAAGACTGGCATGAGACTGAGGAGGAATGGAGGATATAGAAGTAAATGATGTAGGCACACCGGCCATACATCAAAAACATACGACTGTACTGGAGAAGTCTGACAGCGGCATCGGCAGAGCTAGGGTCACTAATCAGTTATTTATTGACAAGTTACTGATTAACAAAAGCATCACCATACCTCAGCATCAGGCGGCAGAAAGACTTCTAGCACAGGCAGTGAACGCTGGCGCTTACATCAGGTCACCCAACATGGTAGGCGCTTTCGGTAGCGGTATCCCCAAGGGAAGGCACGATCTGATTCTCGGACTGAGCAGGACTCTACGAAGAATCACCCAAGAATTTTCTGAGCAAGCTACTCACATCACATACTCAATTGTCATAGAAGACAAACCCACCAAGAAACAATCAGACATCGAAACACTGCAAGAAGTTCTCGACTTCATATAGCAGCTTGCCTCCCGGATCAGTTCCAGGTTGCCCTGGGAGAACTAAAAGGGGCTGATAAAAACGCCTGAAACGCAGCTATGAAAGCATGCAACCTTTTGAGGGTTTTGAGGGTGATATGTTAACCGTATTTTATTTTCACATTTGGATGTAAGACGTACCTTTTTTTGGATGCAAGACGTACCTAATTTGAAGGGACACAAAATGTTGGGGTTGGTTCCTACTCCGGTATTGTGGTTACCAGTGGTAATGAAAATACAGCGGTTGGGAGGTTCGTGTATATATCGCCTTGTAGGTTGGGTGTTGTGGAGGGAAATAACAGGGGGGGTATGGCGGATGACAGAAAAACACCGGAGTCGGTAGAGGACAATCTATATGATTTCTTTCACGGCTGATAAAAACCGCTGAGGTGCTTAACAATTGAACAGTCAGAGTTTGGGGGAGGATTCCCCCCTACCCCGGATGGGGCAGGAGGGTTGCTACTTCTTGGGAGAAAACGTAGCAGGAGTCAGTAGAATATGACTCATTAGGTAGGTGATTTCAATAGGCAAACGAATCCATATCCACGATCCACTTACCTTTTTTGCGGATGACAGGCCTAGCCCCGCGAAGTTCTGAGATGTGCTCTCGCTTCTTCTTGAGGTTTGCGGCCTCAATCAAGGTGCAGTGATTGCCCTTTTTCTTGGTCACAAAGTACAGCCTGTATCCGCTTGGCCTGTGCAGTTGCACTAATTCCCAGCCTTTCTTCTTGAGCCAAGCTTGGGTAATTTCTTTGGGCATTCTCATTATTCATACCCCCTTATCAATCGTTCAGCTTTCTTGAGACCCTTAACCTCACCCCACAATTCACCAAGGTGCTGGCTATATCCATAGATAAGCTCGTCCTCTTCAATCTGATCCTGTAAATCAGAAATCCTTTTGTTGATTCTATTCAACACCACCTCTTTTCTATTCTCGTCCATCACTCCTCACCACTTTTGTTTCATACTAAGTCTAAGGGCAGCATGCTTTAGGGTCTTGGCTGGCAACATCTTGCCCACCTCGAACTCTTCATCAAGCTTCTCCTGTAATGTTTTTGGAATCCATAAGCGTGGATGGGTATAACCAGCCTTAACGCCGTCAGGTATGATTGAGGCTCCTGATCTCTTGATGTCCCAAATCATGTAGTTGTGGCATCCCCAAGTATCGCACTCAGTTTCATAACCTTGCTCTTCGATAAATGCCGCAACGATATCAGTGCCATTCCAGCCATCGCCGTCTTCAAAGCCAAACTTACTGAAGGCCTCCTCCCAATCCCAATCGACTATGTAGGTAGGGTTTTCTTCGCCTCCAAATATTATTTCTCTAGGCATTGTTGTTGATCTCCTTTTTTGCTTTCCAAGAGCGCCCCTCCTAAGACGCTTTCACGCTGGTAGCAAGCCAGCACTCATCAGTTGGAATGTTAGATGTTCTCAGGGTCCAGCATGATCACCTCACCAAAAGGCTCACAACCCCGGAAGAACGGTGCTCTGCCGGTAGTCGCCCATATGACCGGGAAGTCAGGCTCGTAGAAGTTGTGCCTAGCTTCAGGGCCGACATCGCCCCACCCGTCAGTGAAGTAGATCATCGCGCAGGGATCTAGATCTTTGCTATGGACATAGTTGAACGGCGGGTTGAACTCAGTGCCGCCGCTCTCAGGAACGTGCAGCTTGATCTCATCACCGCGCTCGAACTCAGACACACCGCAAACAACCTCATGGCAGTAGATAACCACAATCTTTTTGGGCATGACTGAGTCGGCAATGTCCTGCAACTCTGATGCGATCACCCTCAGCTCTTCAGCCGTGAACATCGAGAAGCTGCAATCTATCGCAATGACCAGCTCACCAGTAGGCTCACGCCTAGGTGTTGGCAGTATCCAGCCAGTAGATAGAAGCCTACGGTTGGGTCTAGCAAAGGTATTCTCTGCACAGTTGAAGTTCGTGAATAGAGCCTTCAGCTCCTCAGCCCAGCTAACCGTAGATGCTCCAATGCCATCGATAAGCTTGTCCACGGCAAAGTTGCCACGGCCAGCGATCTTGTCAGCGATAGTCTTGGCTTGATGCATCTGTGCAGCAATCTCCCGCTCCATAGCCTTGGCGATCTCTACAGGAGTGCCGTAGGCGTTTTTCCTACGCTCATCATAATCATCACCCTCACCATCACCCTCAGGTGCAGGGAGAACCTCGCCAGCAATCGGGCCGTTGGGGCGCTGTAACTCTCCAGCATCGTCGAGCTTTTTGAGCTTGGCATATATCTGCTCTGCGCTCATGTTTTCATAGCTCCAGTCGAGCAAGACGCCCTCAGGCATCTTGAGTCCAATCTTAACCAGTGCCGGGTTAATAGCTAAGTCACAAGCCATGTTCCAGATATCGTGATCACGGTCACCCTTGCGAGTCATATGGAAAGAATCCACATGCACGACCTCGTGAGCATTCGTAAACTCAAGCTCGTCCATAGTCTGGGTGAGTATCCAATCAGGATTGTAGAGCAGGTGAACGCCATCAGTCGCCATAGTCTGGATGTCATAGGTTGGGACCAACTTGAGCATGTTGATTCTCATACAGAAGTAGATCGTGTTGGGGTTGACCGCCAGCCTACGGATAGCTTTCTTGACCATCTCTCCAGCCAAGTAGGTGTTGTCCTCAGAATACGCTAGGTTCATTTGACCTCCTTAGTCATAAAGCCCAGTTAAGTTATCGATGATGTCCTTCGCAGAGTCGCTAGCCTTCTTGCGCTGGACCTTAGATTTCCGTAAATCCTCAGGGTTGAGGTTAGAGAAACGGGTCAGCAAATCGTTGGCAGCTTGGGTAAGCTTAGGATCACCAGTGATGTTGAGATGCGGCAGAGAACCGGCAAGGTTGGCAAGCTTCGACACAGTGTTGTCGGAGAACTTGCTGGCCCTCTTAGCTCCGGGAGCCTTCTTACCGTGGCGTTCCATGCCATCGACAAAGTCCTGCAATGCATCCACAACCCGGTCATGCACACTGCGAGTAGCGTTTTCGACACGCTCAGTCACGCTGGCCTCGATGTCTGCCTTCATCTTATCGAGTGCAGCTTTGGGCAGATTAAGCTTGATATCAGAGTCTGGTATCTTGTTCTTCTCTACCTTGATGCTGTAGCTATCGACAACCTCGTCTACCGTTGGGTAGTCGTTAATGTCGAATGCAGCGCCCAAGTCCCTCCGCGCTCGATCAAGTATGTCCGGGTAAGTTTTGCGTAACTCAGCCTTGAGGTCGTTCTGCTTTGTGATCTTGCGCTTCATCTCAGCATCGAACTTGTCAAACATCGCCACGCCCTGAATATACCAGCCGTCACCGTCCCACAATGCGCCGTGGTCAGGGATAGTGTGATTCCTGATCTGCCCCTGATTAGAGTTAAGAGACTTGATTACAGGAGAATCAAACAGGGTCTTGTTGACCCGGATCAATTTGTCCTTCGCACCCTTGGACTCAGTCACCTCATTAGATATTGACTTGTCACGCTTTGTGTTGCCGAACTTAGTCATACGGACCCTGACGAGCAGGTTGTTCTCTTGGATTTTAGTATCCAGATTCATAGTTGTTCCTTAGGGGGCAGCGCCCCCGGTTGGTTAGTGTTGGTTAGTGGATGTCTTGGTTGACTTTGTAATCAACGTACTCAGCGGTCCCTTTGATGATGTCCACATCTTTGCGACTGCCAGTAGCAGCCCAGAAGACCGGGACAAGCTCCTCATTCATGGACCGAACAACTTTCAGTGCGTTGCTGAGATTCGACGGGTCACATCTCTGTGAGAGAATCGAAGTCAGCGCGAACTGAGTAGATAGCTCCTCAGGCGTGGGCTGGTCAGGATCATCTAGGTAGTCCATCACGTTGGGCAGGTTACGCATGGTCCTGAGAAAACCCATGAACTCAGCAGCAACCCCAGCACCTAGGCAGGACTCGAAAGCCTCAGCCTCCTCCTCAGCATTGTAGCCGTAGTCGAAGAACCTAGACGCTTGAGTCCAAGACCTATGCGTGGCAATGGCGACTCTGTCCTTAGGCGCTCCCCCGTCCGGGAACTCGTGCATGCAACCGTTCTGGCCTCCAACGCCCTCACCCCTGAACATCAGGAAAGCGATTATTGAGGCATCCAACCCGGCGGGTCTGGCATAGTCCTCTACCCAGTGTGCGGTTGGCTGGTAAACGTCGAAGTGCTGCGAGAATCGATTCATCTGTGCAGCGTCACGCCTACCGTGTACACCCGCGCCATCCTGGGGTCTGTTGCTGGCTGCGATCACAACCCAGCCCTTGGGCAGCTCGTAGTTGCCGATACGCCCGTCATTCAGTAGCTGATAGGTAACGTGCTCGACTGAGGCACTGGCTAGCTGGACCTCATCTAAGAACCACATGCCATACTTACCGTCACGCTCCTCAGTGGGTAGCCACTCAGGGACGGCAAATCTGGTCATATCGTTGGCGACTTGCGGCATACCCGTGAAGTCTGTTGAGTCGAGCTGAGACACTCGTGTATCGATCAGCTTGAAGGAGCCGAACTCCTCAGCTAGAAGATCAGCGGCGGCTCGAACTGCTGAAGACTTAGCGACACCATACGGCCCCCACAACATCTGAGGAAGGATGCGGTCAGCGCCGTCCTCCATGCCTCGAATGTTGGTAATGGTAGCTTTAACGATGTGCTTGATAACACTGCGAACTGTAACTTTTGTGGCATTTATAGCCATAGGCATTTACTCCTGTTGGTTTTCCAAGACCCCCGGAGGGGTTTCGGCTAGTTACCAGCTAGCTCTCATCAGTTGGATTCAATAGCTAAGACATTGTCGAACCAGTCGTTAAAGTCTTTAGCAGTGGCGAAGCTAGGCACAACGATGGTCCCGCTATACTCAACTTGCCCGGTCTCATAATCGAAGTACGCGACAGTGCCGCGCTCGATATCTATTTGCTCACGCATATTTATTGGCCTCCCTAAATTCATAGATTCCCAAGATTAAAAAGCCGATGCCGTTGATCACGAACAAAGGCCCAACAAAACTGAACACAACATGCACCTGTTCACTAGTGAAGTAGTACATGAAGGTCAGCGCCAACCCGCTCAAGAAAACAAAAGACCCCAATAAGAAGTGGCCTAGAAACTTGAGCAAGGCAAAGATCAGTCTGGTATTAGTCAATATTAAAACTCCGTTAGTTTTCCAAGACGCCCGGAGGGCGTTTCGACTGGTCACTAATCAGTCTCATCAGTTGGAATTAGAGGTAAGGGTTGGAGGCGTTCAGCGCCGCCGTCCGGGCATCCTTACCAGATAGGAAGAGGTGAGTTGCTGTATCCCAGCAGACTCTACCCGCATGAAGAGCGTAGTCATCACGCTCATTTATAGCCCGCTCATACCGGGCCATCCAAAGGGCGCGTTTCGCCGCTTGTCTTGATTGCATTAAAGTACCTCCGCTATTGCTAGGGCATCACCCCAAGTTAACTTGACGGCGTATGCGTCCATCGTGTACTCGCGTATCTGATCCGCTACCCCGTCCATATCGCGGCCGCTATTCATAAGAAAGCGTATAGCCGCACCCAGTATGTCCTCCAATTGGACAGTATTTAGTTTCTTCATATTTGATAACCCCCGGCTGACACAGAGCCGTTGTTGTTTAGAAATGACCTGACCGATGCGAAGAACCTACGCTTTCGCATGATCATTTTATTCAGAGCTATGCGTCTACGATTGTGGCGTAGCACTCTCTGTATCTCTTGTTCACTCATAACTGAGCACTCACATTTTAGTTTTCCAAGACCTTGCGGTTTCGGCGGGGAACTACCCCGCACTCATCAGTTGGATTGCGAAAGCTTCGAGGATGAATCAAAGCCAATAGCCCGGTTCGCGTTGTCGGCATTTGTTGTATGCCTTCCGGGGAACTTGTGTATCGCTAAACGCCGTAGGAGCGCCGGACTCTTACCGGAGGGGCTTGACCTCTATGATCGTAGCAGCATCACACTGCGCCCCTATCGCGTGAGCTAGGCTCACCAGATTTATTTTTGATCAGTCCTAAGACTGGCGGGATTGAGGCTCCCCGTGGCCTGAGCGGATTATACACACAGTACACAGTACTTTGTAAACAGTTTATTAATAAATAATTAAATAACCGCTCTGCATATAAAACGAATGGGTTTTAAAAGTATTACAAAAAAATTTGGATTGCG